ATATCCCTAAAAACTAATGAACTACAGGCGTTTCTTCAGCCTTTTCTTCTTTAGCCATTTCTGCCGCAGCTTCCATCATTTTAAATAATGGGTGAGACTTCATTTCTTCTTTCTTTTTTTTGTAATGCTTGCAATCTTCACCGTTAATCATTTTAATTTGTCTTTTATTGTCCAAATCAAAAACGTAATTTTGGTCGATAGGCGAGCATAAAACATTTTCTTGATACTCGTTATCAAACCTAATTAACGACTCAATTGGTTTTCCGAAGCTATCGACTACTGCCAAATATATATCGCCACCAATTTCAATCAGTCTAATCAAAACGTCACCATCTTTTATTGGCATCTCTTCTCTGTAAACTTTGTATCTCATCTAATAATCTCCTGTGTTAAGTTTAATATCCCGTATCATGGCAAAGACGGGTAGCTTTAATGCAAATAGTAACCCCTATTAATTTGGGAAATAGGGCAAGGAATTTGCAGCCATTGAGCCCGTTATTAAACCGACGGTGCACTGCGGCCTGATAAATTAATACTTATCCATCGCCGGAGGCGTAGCCTATGCAAAAACCTCTGCGTACTTTTTCGGTAGCTTTTTAACCACCTTGTAAATACCCCTTTCCTTCTTTTTAAGAACACCTATTTTTGCTAAATAAGCTAACTTAGTTCCAACTATTGTTGAATCATGATTTTTATATATTTTATTTATGAAATCAGTAATTTCTTTTGTCCTGATTAAATCTTTTCCCCTGGTGTATTCAATAATCTTAAAAGTACTATCCGATAAAAAACTACTCTTTTTACTTTTACTTGACTTCATATATCCTCCTGTTAAAAATTACTTAATCGTTAACCTTCTGGTTTTAACTAATCGCGCGCCATCCACATCTTGACCATTTAGAAGCGCTTCTTTTATCCTCTCCTTATCAGGCCTAATCTCCTCAATCTTTACGCAGAAATTTATGGGAACAATGTTGATATCAAAAACATCTGTACTTATATCTTCTCCCCCCAAAATTATCGATAGTTCATCTCCGTTAACCTTATCCTTTCCAACCCTTATAAGATTTTCTCTAAGGTAAGACTTAAGCCATTCTATTTTCTTCTTTCGAGAGTTCTTTTTCTCCGTCATTGATTTTATGTAGTCATCCATCGCATTTGATTCTGCTTCAAGATTCTTTATATAAGAAGCTATGTTTATAACTTTATCTGTGATCTCAGAATTAAAAGCCTCTAAAGTATTGTTAATCGTTTCTTGATCAACCCCTTCAATACTATTAAGTTCCTCAAAAGCCTTTACATATTCATCGGTAATTTTATACAGGTTCACTTGCTTCTCCTGATGCCAAATAATCCTCACAATACTTTTTGTCGGCTTCCAGCTCTTTTTTCCTTAAATCCTTTATGGATATTATTTGGCTCAATAAATCCTTGTCTTTTTTGTTCATAACGTCCTTATATGCGGCCTTAAATGTATGCTCTAACTCCTCCAGTGATTTACAGCCGTCTATAGCAGAAACCCAGTTCACCTCAAAATAAGATCCTGATTTTTTATTATCTTTTTGTATGACTTTAGGGGAGGAACCCTTAACTGTTTTAATCTCTGGTATGGTTTCCAGTTCTGTTTCATCAAGAAACCCAAGTCCACATATAGACAATGTAGCCCTTCTTTTTGCTTTTGTTTCCGCTTTCATGTAGGCATTAGCAAGCGCATCACCCTTTAATCCAGATATATTAACTGCTCCGGTAGCTATATCCTTTCTACCACTCGAATCAACAACAGTTACTTGAATCCGGTATATATCGCTAGACACCTTTTCTTCCATTTTCTCTATGCTTATTACATTAATTTTTCTTAATTGCTCCGTGGCGTCTTTTCTTGCGTACAAAGTCATTTTTCCCTGAAGCGTAATATATTCAAATGGCCTTGTAAGAGGGTTTAGGTTTAAGCTTTTGCATAATGCATTATAGAAAGACAGCCTTTCCTTAACGTCTAACTTACTAAGATCGCCGCCAACAAACACCTTTTCCTGTAATTCATAGGGAACTGAAGGAACTGTATTCGTCTGCGAAATTACTTCTTGAGTCATAACCTACCTCCGTATAATTTAAAATCATCTCTTCTAAATGCTTAAGCTCTTCCTCATACCTTCTCTGCTCAAGCTCGCACTGATAAGCCAAAGCTTGCAGTGCGTTATCTTCTTCTTCATTACCCATTAATTTCTCTAATATCTTTAATCAACAAAGGAATTGCGGCGATAGTCTGCGCTAGTTCTCTATTAGCAACAACCATATTTTCGAATTTATCAAAAAAACTTGCGTACATTACCTTTAGCGCATTAACTTCAATAGTTAAACTTTCTACAGTGCTCATGAGTTACTCCCCGTAAATCTGTTTAACAAGCGACATGTACTCCTCGATAACCTTTCTATTTTTTTCAATAGCACTTATTGCTTTTCCTATACTTTTAAATCTAAGCTCATTTATTCTGTATACTTTTTGAGAAAAGTCCTCTTTATGTTCGTTGTAATTTATTTCTTCTTGAGATTCGTCTCTATACCTTGGGGCTAAATCCATCATGATGATGTTGTTTGGAAGGGGTTCACCTATATTTGCCACTCGCATATCCATATCTCCTTTAAAATAAAAAAACTGATGACCTAATAGTGGAATTGCACCACGTACGAAAGCACTAAATTATCTTGGTAGCCACAAGAAAACTTTCGCCGACTACATCTCCTGTAACCCCCTCAAAAAAGGGGGAACAATTATTTTCTTGTAATATTTATTTTTTTAAATAAAAAACACATTTCAGTGTTTCTCCAAGCGCTAAAACTACTTGGATGTTGCGATTTACTCTGTATCGCCACGATTAGGTCTATAATGCCGGACTCTGGGCTCACCTCCGGCGGGGTGAATACTTGGGATATTAGCCGTATGAAGGGCTGCCCAAGTCTTTAATTAGGTACGGCAATTGTTGGTATCTTATAAGCTTGTTTAGTAGTTAGTTTCTTTTGTTCTGTGACCGTATGGAAGATATGTTATGTCATATTGAATAAGGCTGTCAAGTCATTTTTGAAAATATTTATTTTTTATCCCCTATTTAAAAATTCAAATAGTTTATGTATCTTAACGGCTCGCAAAAACTTCAACTATTTCAGGGAGAAAATATGTTTAATCCAGTGTCTTTTAGTTCTTTACTCCAAGGTCTTCCGGTCTACTCTTTTAATAACACATTTTATTATTGGTCTGGAATTGTTTACAAAGTGATAAGAATATCACACGATAAGCTTATTGAAATAATAATGAAGTATAAAAAAAACGATAATAAATTTATCCCTCAATCATGCGGGGGAATTGATACGTTTTTAATATCTCATGAAGGTTTTTTACATATTGTTAAGGTTTTAATTCCACTTAAACATAGAGCAGAGTTAGTAAAATACATCAAGTCTTGCAACAGCAACGCCTATAATTGATTGCCTAATCGTAAGTTCTTGAATCGGATAGTTGGGATTGAGATGCTTTAAAAGCGGAATGTCCCCAGCTATCACATACTGATAAAGTACAGGCAAACCAGTGGACGTCATGACCAGAACAAAGTCATTGTTATTGAATTTTCTATCTGGGTCAAAAATAACAACCGTTCCAGGATGAAAACTTATTCCCCTGTCTGTCATCATAAAATCGTCTGAAATCCTAAAGGCAAATTTTCTTTTTCTTTCTGATTTTCCATATGGGTTAGAGCAAAACTTTCTTTCTTGAACAAAAATTTCTTTTGAAGATAATTTGTTCAAGCACCACAGGACGACCTCCGAACCTTCAAGAATCGGAAAATTCTTATCATTTTCTCCGTAAATATCGTCTTCCCGCTTAAAGCCTTCTCCCGTCATCATCCAGTTAAAATCTATTTTTAAAAAATTAGAGATAAGTCTATGATATTTTGATTCTTTTATAACATTTCTTTCAATCTTTGATAAAATAGCGCCGGGCATTGGAATATTTTTTGCAAGTTGCGCTTGGCTCATTCTTTGAACAAATCTTGCCTCGCGTATTCTTTCACCTGGTGTTGTCATTTTTGAAAATCCTCCTCATTTTTAACCCATCAATTAATAATTGACAATTTCCGCAATGTTATGCGTTTTTGAATAAAATAGCAATTTAAGCTCAATTCATATTTGAATTGACAATGGTATCTTTTAAGAATATTATTTTCGGATGAGCCCATCCGAAGCTTTCAAAAAAGCTATAAAGCTACTTAAGGGTCAAAACCAGGCATCAAAGATAATCGGCCGCTCACAACCCACCATCAGCAGAATGCTTTCGAAAGGAAAGCCCGCAAGGCCAGAGGATTGCCAGGTCATAGAAGCGGCGACGCGGGGAAGGGTTACGCGTTACCAGTTACGTCCGGATATTTTCGGTAAAAAGCCTCGTAAAGCCTAGTTTTATAGAAAAAACAGTTCCCTCGTGAAGGGTGTAATTTTTCGCGCTAAATTTGGAGCAGTAAATGAACAAAACGGAAGAGAAAGAAAAGATAGTTTTAAAATACCTAGACGACTTCATCGAAGCAAACCCCGATAAGAGGTTAATCCCCATGCTTTGGCCGGATTGGAATGTTTTTTTCTGGTGGCACCATAAATTTTTCAAGAAAAACCCTACCCAGGACGCCTCTAAGGCCATTACACCTAACGGTATTCTTAAGTACAAGGGGCGCCAGATATGCCCTACAGGGAAAAGGGATAAAATAAATGGCTCATAAGCCCTACATGCCTTTTTACATTTCAGATTATATGGCTGATACCTCACATTTAAGTGGAGAAGACCACGGGTACTACCTATTGATGATCATGGCCTACTGGCAATCCGAAAAACCGTTGCCTAACGATGCTCGTCAGCTTTCGCAAATTTGTAAAACTTCTATCCACAAATTTAAAAAATTTTTTCAAAAAGCTGAGAGTTTTTTTTACAAAAAAGATGAAAAATTTTTGCATCATAAAAGGATAGAAAAAGAACTTGCCGAATATCGCCGCGCGCTAGATGTAGCGCGGGAAAAGGGGAAAAACGGGGCAAATAAAAGGTGGTCAAAAAAGGATGCCACAGCTATGCCTGGGCTAATGCCCAAGCAATGCCCAAGCAATGCCCAAGCAATGCCTAACGATAGCTATACAGATACATATACATATAAACAAGAGGTTATAGATAACAAACCAACAACTACCACTGTAGTGGGTAAGCGAAAGTTTTTTGTTGATTTGTTGGAGAAGTATTTTTCTTCTGATCAGATCATTTCGATGCTGAGGTCAGCCACAGGGCAGTCGATGCTGACAGCGTGGGTGGAGGCGGACGTCCCCGAAAAGGCTGTTACCTCTGTTCTTGATGACTGGCTGGCGACAGGGCAGCCGTTAAACAGCCCTGCGTATTATCGGCTCCAAATCTTGAATCACGGTAAAACGCCCATTAAGGCACCTAGGAGGCGAGTTGAGGAGACCCCCGAACAATATGAGGCCAGGATAAAGATAAAGGCACAGGAGGCCACAGAGGCGACTTTAAAGGCCATTGCAGATATGGAGAGAGAGGAGGAGAGGGAAAGATGCAGAGAGAGGAGCTAGCGGAACTTGCGATTTTCATCGAAAGGTTCGTGAAGGAAAATTACTTTCGAGATATCGAAAACTGGCAGGTATCGGCTTTTCAGAAAAAGCTCAGAGACTATGAACTTTCGGAGGTCAAGAAAGCCTTTGAGAAGCATATCTTGAACCCGAAGAAAAAGGATTTTATGCCTAACCCTCAAAACATCGCTAGTGAGATAGGGGGTAGTGAAAAGCAAAAAAGTGAGGGGACATACGCCTGTGGTTTTAAGATGGCAGGCATACCATGCGGAAGAAAATATGACTTTGGGTTCCAGCGGAAAGACGGGAGTTATTCTTATCTTTGTGAGCAGCATTACGAAGAGGTAAGGGAGAAAAGTGATATTGAGCTTGAGATGCTTAGGCGAGCGAAAGAGATGTCGAAACAGGCAAAAATGGCGGGAATGACAAACAGAGAGTATGCCGAAGCAACCGGATTTGTAAAAAGCTTTGAAGCTATTCGGCAAGCAGCGGATAAAAAGCATAAAAGTAAATGATTTCTAACAGAGGAGAAGTGCATGAGTTCAGCAAGTAACAGTAACAGCGGTATCGGGTTTTTGGGTTGTTTATTTTTGATTTTCCTGGTTCTGAAGTTGACCGGAGTTATAGCCTGGTCATGGTGGTGGGTTACCGCTCCACTTTGGGGATGCGCAGCTTTAGCGATAATCGCTTGTATTTTTTTGATTGTTTTGGAGTTTAGGAAATGAGCGAGAATATAAATTATAGGTACGTAGTCAGCATTCCAGATTTTTATAGCCAGAAAAGCACGCTTATTGCAGATTGCAGAAGTAAAGAATCTGCCGCTGAATTTTGTGGGGAATGGCTTAAAAAAATAATCTTGGAAGGATTTGGAAAAGAAGGAGAAGAAAATAAAAAAACCGCAGGGGGTAATTTTACCATTCTGGTGGATGCTGTAGATGAAATAAAGGAGCTGAAGGGGAATAAGACGTGAAAAATAAAGATATTTTCAACTTAAACGATATAAGCGATTTAAGCTCAACGACTAGAAAATATTTGAATAAACATCGTTTACATTCTGGATGCTCAAATATTCTTAATCTTTTTGATATAAAGGAAACATTGTCACTCGATGAGATTATCGTTGGGCTATACAGATTATATAAAATGGAGAAATCAAGAAGCTGGTTAGCGAGTACGTTATACAGCCTATCTGCAAGAGGATTAATTAAAAAAGATGGGAAAAAATATACGAGGATTAAAAAATGAGCGAGAAAAAGTTCTGGTGCATCATGGTGCCTGTGATTGTGGTTGTGCTTATTCTTTTCGCGGGAAGTCTTTCGCATGGAAGTAAGGTTGAGAATCTGGAAAAGGTGGAGACAAATAAATGAACGCATTGGCAGGTTTTTGGATTTTTTTAGGGTTGGTTTTTATTGGAATGGTGCTGCATGATTCACCCATCGCTACTCATGAAAAAACAAAAAACTGCGTATGCGAGGCGAGGAAATGAATAAATGTGATTTTTGTGAGTTAAGAAATGCAGATAAAGTAAAGTCATGGGCTAAAAGTAATTCGCGAAAAAAAGAATTTATATTTTGCGGAAAGCCGGAGTGTTACGAAAAAGCAAGATATGCTTGTAAGATAATGTATAAAACTGCATTAAAAAAGGAGGCTGAAGAAATGAAAGGTTACCAGTGCTTTAAGTGTGGTTCTAATTATACTGTTGGCATTATCCTTTTTGGAAATGGAGAATCTAATCAGATTTGCCAAAAATGCTGGGAACATCCGTTTAAGAGTAATAAAGAAGATTCTGAAGGCTGGATTTGGCCGATGAGGCAGTTGCCGGATGTGAAGCAGAAGGTTGAGGTTAAAAGATTAGGCTTCAATAGAAATTTTAAAGCAATTTTTGAGGGTGAGCTTTTTGTTGAAGAAGGGAGCGAGGACAAGGTAGTAGAAGACGTCATCGCATGGCGGCCGCGGAGGGAGGAGAAGCTTGTAAATTCCCCTATTTGCCCAGAGTGTCATAAACCATTTTATAGAAATCCAATTGGCGCAATGGGTCTTATCAGCAAAAGCATGTACTGTGACAAATGTACAGAAGGTTTTCAAAATCCTAAACCAGAAGAACGCAGGCCAGACTTCAGTAAGCTGAGGGAGGGGGATTTTATAATGATCACTTATTGTGACAGCAAAGAATTGCATTCTTTATTTTTTCATGGGCAAGATAAATTAACGATAGTAGGAGCTAACTATAAAGCTTCTCTGCAAAACGGTTATATGTATTTTTATAAGCATGAAATCAAAAAAATAATCCGCATTAATATTGATTCTGAAAAAATTATACATTTAACAGATTCAATTAAGTATTGCATAGTAGAGGAGATTTAGCGTGAGCGAAATTAAGTTTTGCAAGGATTGTAAGTATTCTGCTGGAGAATTTATATCCGAAGGTTCTTATTGTGGTTACCCGATTTATAGAAGTAAAGTAACTGGGAAATTAGATACTCTTTGCTTATCTGCTAGACAAAATAATTGGATTGATAAAAAGTTTCAGTGCGGTACAGAAGCAAAGTACTTTGAGCCGAAGGATAAAAAGTAATGGATATATATGAATTTAAAGACGATGGAGTTTTCAAATTTTCTATTTCGTTTCATCTTATGAAAGAATCTGTAGAGGCTTTTGATTTATTTATTAAAAAGATTGAAGAAATAAAAAAATCAGATAAATTTGATTCTTTTTTATCGCCACCTATTTGCGATCCTTTTCCATCTAAATTAAGTGAATATGATGGATGCGTTTATGTAAATACTTTTTCTGAAAAACTTTTTAGTCCTGGAAATTTTCTTTTTTCTTTAACGGTATGGTGGAAGGAGAAAGAAGGTGAAAGATAGGTCTTATTCTATTGATTTAAATGACGATGAAATAACTGGATGGTTCTCTGAAAACGAATATATAGTTGCGAAAAACGTAGACTGGAATGTTGAGATAACGATAAAAAGCGATGAATCATCGACATTACATAAGTCTGTTGTTCTTTTAGATAAAAAACAACTTATGGTGATGATTGAAGTGCTTTATCGAGCTTATTTCTCAATTCAAGATTAGGATTAGGAGAAGTTAGATGAATGATTTTATTGAACTGAATTACGATGATGATCTGGTTATGCTGAGGCCAGATAGAATAGAAAGCATTCGGCCATGGAATGATGGATTGACATATATCTGGATGTATAGCGGATATCATTATACTGTCAAAGAAACTCCACAAGAAATCCTCGCGAAGATCGAGGAGTGGAAAACAAAGAACGGATTTTATAGATGGGCAGGTGATGCGAATGAGTTGAGAAAACAGGTTGAAAAAAAAGTATTTGAAAAAAAGGAAAATCGACTTATCTGTTCACGTTGTGATTCCTCTCAAACTTCTTTGCTAGCGGCAGCCTGGACAGGTAGATGCGGAGCTTGTGGATATTATAACATTGGCTGGCATATTGGTGGTTAGATTGCCCCCAGCAGAAGAGCTGCATTATCAGATCATGGGGGAAGGTATAAAGGGGTTTTCGCGTGAGCACAGGTTTCACCCAAAAAGACGATGGCGATTCGATTTTGCCGACGTCAGGAAAATGGTCGCCATAGAGGTGGAAGGTGGCACATGGTCGAACGGAAGACACGTCAGGGGAGCGGGCTACGAGAGTGACTGCGTGAAGTATAACGAGGCTGCATTGATGGGATGGAAGGTTATAAGGGTTACGTCTACTATGGTGAGAGACGGCAGGGCGATTGATTTTATAAAGAGGAGTATTTGAAGTAAATGTATAGTCCGGTTAACGCGCATAAATTAAAGAGAGAAGCTCGCGAGTGGTACGATCTCGCTTTGAAAATCCTACAAACAAAAGCTACAAAAGTTGAAGTACCTGCCAAGTTTTATGATGAGTTCTTAGAGGCTATGAGTATAATGGAAAGGAAGAGTAGCAAAGAAAGTTTTCATATTGGGCGAAAGGTGGTGGTGAGGAAATGATGAAGTGGCTAAGGCAGTTGTTTTGTAGGCATAAAAAATATCCTCACAGTAGGTTTACCATTGATGGTGGTTCTATTTTGAGAGGACATGGAATAAAGGTTAGCCTTTATGAAAAAATTATTATGTGCACAAAATGCGGAAAGGTTTTTGATTGAGGAGATGATACATGAAGATGATTGTTAATTTAGAGCTTAGTTTTACTGATGGTTTATCCATAAAAAGCTATGCTTGTCGAGGTGAAGTTTATAATGGTGATCTTACAGAAACTGTTAAAATCATGGGCAAAAGTTTGGTTGATTTATATTTGAAGGAAGAAGCTATGTCAAAGAAGTTTATACAGAAAGCTGTAAAAAATATGGAAGAGAAAGGCACGAAAGGCGCGTTCACAGCTCAGGCCAAGAAGGATGGTGGCCTTAAAAAAGGAGGGGGCATAAAGACAAGTTTCATCGAGAAAGAGCTTAAGTCAAGCAATCCAAAGACACGCAAGAGAGCTGCTTTTGCTAAAGTTATGAAATCTATCGCGAAGGGGAAGTGATGCTTGACTTAAATGCCTATGCCAGCATAAAAATGAACTTTCTTCTGAGGATGGAAGAAATTAGATTTATTAAGAATTTTGCGGGCGCGTGGGGTATAAAGAATGGCAAAAAAGTTGGTAAGAATTTAGCCGGAGATTTGAACGACTTTATGAAATCAAAGTTTGGGAAAAACTGGGGAAAGATTCTCAGATCGACTACTGTTAACAACACCCCCTAAGCCTCTCACTGAAGCACAACTCTAGGGGGTTTTCTTTCGCTAAAATCCAAGATGAATTAAAAAAAGGACGGCAAATACGCCAACGCAGTAACCCGCAAACGCTTTCATATTGTCACCTATGAAACACGCGCCAAGCCAAAAAGCAAACATAATCAATGCAATTTTCATGTGATTATCTTATCAAAACAAAACAAACACACCTAATAATGTTGTAAGTTATTGATTTATATGATAAATTTTAACTTCCTGTACGGCAGGATTTTATAAATTGTCAAGAGATTTCTTAAAAAATGGCGGGAAAAGGTTCAGAAAAAACTCAGTTTAAGCCAGGCCAGTCTGGAAATCCTACAGGCAGGAAGCCTGCGAGTATCATTTTCAGAGAAGCTATTGGAGATGACGCTATCAAGAAGTTTGGGAAAGCACTGAAGGCGATGGCAGAGAAGGGAGATATCCGCGCTGCTGAGCTTATCATGGATAGAGTAGTGCCAAGGGCTAAGGAAGAGCCAATTGTGATACCTGGCTTTAATGAGGCGATTACGCTAGATGATAAGGCGTCGGTGATCATGAAAGCAGTTGCAGATGGGGAGATAAATCCCACTCAGGGAGAGAAGCTTATTAATTCTCTAGCGGCTCGCATTAAGATTCTTGAATCAAGCGTATTGATCGAGCAGATAGAAGCGCTGAAGAAAGCTGTATATGGGGAGAATAAAGGATGACAGAGTCTTTTCTATCCGAATGGCTGTACTTTGTCTTCATCATCAAGGGCAACAGAAAGCAAATCAATACAGCTTTATCATTGGAAAACGCAGAAAGAACCAAAGAAATAATGAAGAAGTATGGCAATGATGCATACATAGCTTATGGACTCAAGGAAACCTCAAAGAACGAGGTATCTTTCTTATTCAAAGAGGGTAAATACGATCTTGATAGCCTTTTGATGGTTATTGGTATTGAGCCTTTCAAGTTATGGGTGGCAAAGTCATTTAAAACAACGATAGACAAGGTGAAGATAGATGCGGCGGACTAAGTCAGTGACAGAGGGTATTGCTTCTAAAGCAAATTACTCGCCTGTTTATTCAGATACTCAATCACCAGCGGGCTATGAGGCATATAAAAGCCAGCGATCAAGTAAAGGAAAGAATGTAAAGGTAAAGAAAAAGGAAAACCCAAATTACAGTGCAAGTATGTCGTTCGGCCAAGGAAGCACTGTTAAGCCTGCAAAAGCAAAATCATATAAGAAAAAATAGTGCACGCACAATTACTGAAAGAAGTAAGTGCACTCAAAAGAACGGTAGAAAGAAAAACAGTTCAAAATATCCAATTCGATGGATATTCCTTCGAAGTTGATGACCCCGCAGATGAAAAGAAGAAGAAGACATATGTCCCCTCTCAAACAGCATTAGATTTCCATAGCGACGATTCTTTAGTTCGTGTTATTCGTGGGCCTTTTGGTTCCGGTAAATCAACCATGTGTGCCGCTGAGATTGTCAGAAGGGCTTGCTTAATGCCCGCGTGGTTCCAGGGTCGCAGGCGTAGCAAATGGGCGATTATTCGAAATACGAGCGGTGAGTTAGAAACGACAACGCTAGAGACGTGGATGAATTGGTTTGGTGTACTTGGTTCAGTAAACAGAAGATCAAAACCTGTTTTAACAATAGAGCATTCATTTAATGATGGAAATGGCATTGTCGACATCAAGTTATTGTTTCTTGCTTTAGATAATGAAAAAGATTTAAGAAAAGTAAGGTCTCTTGAGGTAACTGGAGTATATATAAATGAAATTTCAGAAACGCCAAGTGGTATCTTAGGAAATCTTCAGGGAAGAATTAATCGTTATCCGGCCAAAGATATTTGTAAGTATTGGTCAGGTATTATTGCTGACGCAAATCCTCCAGATACTGATCATTGGCTTTACAAAGCTTTCGAAGTGAATAGGCCAGAAGAATATGCGATATTTTCTCAACCTCCTGGGTTGATAAAAGATGAAAATGAGAAATGGGTAAATAATCCTGAAGCTGAAAACATCGATCATGTCGGCCATGACTACTATCCTAAGCTCGCGGTAGGGCAAACACAGGAGTTCATTAAGGTATTTTGTCTAGGGCAATACGGGTCAGTAATCCACGGTAAAAAAGTTTATCCAGAATATAACGATGACATTCACTCAAGAGATGTGGTTAATCCAGTGGAGGGTCTGCCATTATTGTTAGGATTTGACTTTGGTTTAACGCCTGCGTGTGTGGTTGCCCAACATTTACCCTCAGGACAATTGAGAATATTACATGAGTTCTGCGGTTTTGATATTGGGCTTCGAGAATTTCTATCCTCTACTGTAATTCCTGGCCTTAATGAGCATTTCTTTGGTTATGAGATAGAAATAGCCATTCCTGACCCATCCGGCAAGAAGGGTGTAGACACTGACAAAGAGACATGCTTTGAGATATTAGAAGCGAACGGATTTAAAACAGTCGAGGTAACCAATGATTTAATTCCTCGACTTGAATCTGTTCGCTATTTTCTTAACAAAATGGTGAGCGGTGAGCCTGCAATTCTTGTTTCTAGGCGAGGATGTCCGTTGCTTCGTAAGGGATGGTTGGGTGATTACAAATATCGTCGCATGCGTGTACTAGGAGAAGAAAGGTATCAAGATAAACCAGATAAAAATAGCGCAAGTCATCCGCAGGATGCGGTTCAATATATTGCGGTCTATTTAGTCCTTCCTTTGCTTACAGCCAAAAAACAAGCCGATCTTTCCGCTTTTTACTCGCCAACGATAAGTGTATTATAGATAAGTTGTTGATTTATATAGAGTTTTGTATAATGCCTCCTTGACAGTAAGGAGCCATTATGCTTGAACCCTATGCCGATGAAATGCCAGCTGAGTCAACAATCAAGAGCATTGAAAAACAGCGATTAGAAATGCTTGAAGATATCTCGCAGGATGAGGGCGATATTATTCGTGAAGCCGCGGAGTGCGGGGCAAGATGGGATGGCTATTTTAGCGAGAACAACAACATAGGCCGAGAATATCTTGAGTTCTTGGTGAGAGAACAATGGAACCCAACGGACAAGCAAGAATTTAGCAGAACAAAGAAACCTGGCTTAACGTTCAACATGCTTTATGACATGGTTCGTAAGATCATGGGTGAGCAGCGTCAAAATACGCCAAGCCTTGTTGTAAGAAGCAAAAGCGGAAAAGCAGATCAAAAATCAATTAATCTTCATACAGATATTCTTCAGTCCATAGCCTATAACTCTCGTACAGAGCTTGTTTATCAGCAAGCTTTTGCGCAATCAATGGGGTTTGGATATGGAGTATTTGAAGTTGTTACAGATTACGAAGACCCGTATAGCTTTAATCAGAAAGTTATTTATCGCGCGGTAGAAAGTCCAACCATGTGTTTCTTTGACTCATCGGCAAAAGAGCCAACAAAGTTTGACGGCAATTTTTATGGCCGATATTACACGATGTCTAAAAGAGAGTATGCGCAGCGGTACCCTAATGACCCCAATCCCATGTCTTTTAATATCCCTGATTACACGGGACTTCAGATAAGCCGCAAAGATACGATAGTGGTGTGTGAATTTCAGCGTAAAGAATATTTCCCGATAAAACTTTATCGTTTAAGTAGTGGGGAAGATATTACAAAAGATGAGTGGAATTATCTAGTCAAAAGGTACAAAGAAAAAATGCGTAATTGGCCTTCTTATATGCCTCAGCCTGGTTTACCGGAAATACACGCAGAAAGAGATAGCTATGGATACAAAATAAAGAATTACCGGATGAATGCCTCTAAAGTTTTAGAAGTTTGCGACTGGCCTTCTAAGTATATCAGTGGTGTTTTTGTTGATGGGGATTCTTGGTTTATTGATGGCAAGCAAATGACAAAGCCATTTATCTATCACGCAAAAGACGCGCAGAAGTTTGTTAATTATCTTGGCAGTGAAACGGCTTCACAAATAAAAAATGCCCGACGTGAAGTATGGATGGGTACACCTGAAAACATGGAAGGAGATGATATCCGTCGAATGTGGATGAACCCGGAGACGCAGCAAGGCATTCTGCTGGCAAAAAGAGACAGAAAAGGGGAATTACCTCAGCGTCAGCCTCCTTATGAAATACCACAATCACTACTATTGCACCGACAAAATAGTGTTGAAGACTTAAAGCGTATCGTTGGTTTTTATGACGCTAATCTTGGGGTTGGAGGAAGTGATGCATCCGGTAGAGCTATTAGAGCCAGTGCTATGCAAGGAAATGCAAGTCCAGCCATTTATAACGACAATCTAGGCCGGGCAATAGAGCAAGGTGGACGAATTGCTCTAGATTTGTTGCCAACTATTATGGACACAGAGCGAGACATTACGGTACGTACACAAGACGGTAAAGACAAGTATTTAAAAATAAATAAGAAACTTCCAAATGGGGATGTATTTAACAGGATTGATACATCTGATATGGATATTGAAGTGAACAGTGGCCCAAGTTTTGCGATGCAGAAAGCAGAAGCGGTCGATCTGCTCATTAAAGTATTGCAGATACCGCCTCAATCTCCTGTGTTCCCTCTTGTCATTGATATCATCGCTAAGAATATTGACCTTCAGTACACGCCACAATTAGTTGAGCGTCTTGAAACGCTTGTTCCTCCTCAGATTATTGCTAAAGAAAAAGGATTGCCTCCCCCGCCACCACAGCCAGACCCTCAAGCTCAGATGATGCAGCAAATGATGGCAGCACAAGAAAAGCAACTCCAAATGCAGATGGCTGAGAAATCACAGGAATTTGCCATCAAGCAAGAGCAAAACGACATTAAGCGCGGTGAATTGATGCTTAAGGTCGAGGAGCTTAGACAGGAAGCGATGAATATGTCTCAACGCAGTCAAGCGGAGCAAGTCAAATCTGCAAATGATTTTTCTATACAGCTCATGAAGCTGTTAGCTGATATCGAGAAGACATACGCTAAACCATCAAGTTCTACGTAGAACATTTATTCATATAAATCAATAAGTTATGTTGACATAATTGCTTTGTTTATATATATTTCAAGTGGTTACAGAAAATTCATTGGCTTAATGGGTATTCTGGAAGGTATAACGCAGCCTTAGTACAAATGCGGGGCGAACGTACCGCCATAATTTACGGGGATTAGAACAGTCCTTTTTTTTGTTCAGAAAGCCGAGGTGTTTATGCAAGATGATGCAGTTGTTACGCAGTCAGAAGAGACTGTAAAAACAGATGCGGTCGATGGTGTTTTGCCTGAAGAAGGTAACGCCGGAGAGCAAAAAGAGGATGGGATTAGTCCCCAACCAAAAGAAGGTGAATTACCGGATGACTTTAAGGGTCGACTGGCAAGAGAGAAAAAGCGTCACGATAGAGAGATAGCTGACCTTAAGCGGCAAAACGATCAAATGCTTCAGATGATGCAGATGATGCAAGCTCAAGGACAAACTCCGTCGCAACCTGCTTCTCAACCAGCGCCTCAAGAAGGTTCTTCGCAGGATGTCGATAAGATTGTTGAACAAAAGCTTTATTCGATGCTTCATCAAGTGAAGGAGCAGAACAAAGAAGCTGAAGTTCAAAAGAAATATTCAGACATGATGCAGAAGGTCAAAGAAGCCGACGATATTTATCCTGATTTTGACGAAGTCGTAAGGGCAGATACTACTTTACCTTTTACGAATGATCTTCTTAGAAAGATTTCTTTGTCTGTCCCAGACTCTGTAAATCCCGCAGATGTTTTATACATGTTAGCTAAAGACCGTAGCCGCTTAAATCAAATTGCAATGACTCATCCCGACTTTCAAGCAGGAGAAATTGCGAAGATTTCAGCGGAAATTATGGCAAACAAGAGAGCTGCGAAAAAAGAAACATCAGCACCACCTCCTTTGTCGCCATTAAATACAAATCCCGCTGGTAGTCCGTCGCGCATTAACCCTAATGCAACGGTAGACGACTTGAGGAAGCTTTTACGAGATAAGTAAGAGCTTAATTTAAAGCTCCGTTGCAAAAAATAAACCTTATTGCATCGGAGTATTAAATGGCAAACGTCTTTCAAAATACCACGCTAGTTGCTAAAACAGCATTGGCGATGTTCGAAAATAACTTTCCTTACGCAATGCTTTCTAATCGAGGGTATCAAGGAGAGTTTTTACAAGGCCCCTACCAAAAGGGTGATACAGTCACGATTCGTCGACAGAATTTCTTTGATGGTGGTGAAGGTGCAACTATTACCCCTGAAGATATCACGGAAACTGTAGAACAATTAACAATTGAAAAACAATTCTGGCAAGCTGTTTCTGTTACTTCAAGAGAGTTAACTTTAAATCTTGAGGATTTTGGTCAAGAAGTTCTTAAGCCTGCTATTCAAAAGATTGTTTCTGATTGTGAAACTTACATATCAAACAAAGCAAAAACTGATTTGTATTTTCACTGCGGTTCAGCAACAGCCGATTTAAATTCATACTCAAGCGTTAGCCAAGCAGGCGTTAGGTTGTTGGAGCAGGGTGTTAATTTAACAGACAATGCTTATTTTGCATCGACTGTTAAAGATGCTGATGCTGTAAAGGCTGCGGCACTTGCACAATTTACACCTGTTATAAACGACCAAATTTATAAGACTGCTGCAGTTGGGCACATATCTTATTTTGACATGTTTTGGTCGCAATCTATTGCGCAGCAAACGGCAGGTGTTGGCCCCACAACTTATCCCAGCGATACATTAACTGTAAACGGTGCGGTTTCATCTGGGAATACGATTGTTTTAGCAGGAGCAACAGCATCTCAAACTGGTTACTTTAAGGCGGGAGACGTTATCAGTATAGCGAACGTTTACAACCTCAATCCTGTTAACAAGCAATCTACTGGTAGAAATGCGCAGTTTGTAATTTTGGCTGACGCTAACTCCAGTGCCGGTGGAGCGGTAACAATTACTGTAGCTCCAGATATTATTGTGACTGGTTCCTCAAGGAACGTTTCTGGCGCAATCCCTAACGGTGCAGCTGTTACTGTTAATAAATCCCATAACGTGAACGTAGCATTTAATCGTCGTTCGTTAGATGTGATTTGTCCTCCAATTAAAAAGCTGCAAGTCCCTTACTGTGAGGTTGTTACTGATGAAAAAACTGGGCTTTCTATTCGTATAGCGATGCTTGGTGACATTATCAATGACAAAAACATTATTCGTTTAGATACGTTGATTGGTGCTAAGTGGCATCCGCAGTATGCAACGCGTGTTTTATCGAGAATTGGTGGTGCATGATCAATTGCATTTATCACCCAGTGTTAGAGGTTCGTGTTGTCGATAACGACACATACGAGCAAATGTTAAATAGCGGGGAGTGGTTTGCCACTCCTCGTGAAGCGAATGAAGCGAGGGCAAAAAATGAAGCAAGCACAAGGCAAGACAAATGTGAATCTGGGGAAAACATCAAATCCGAAGCCATCAGCGGAGGAGATGAAATGGAATGCAAACCAGTCGAACACCGAAGAGTTCGTAAGCTCGCTAGCAAAAAAGCTAGTTAAAGGTGCAGACCCTGTTTTTAAAGCGGACTAATAGCAAATGCCGCAGGAAGAGAGAACAGTCAACGAGCTAATCACAATGGCTTTATATCAAGCCAATGTATTTGCTGTGGGTGAAGATATTGATAGCTATGCACAACAAACAGGGCTTGAGATATTAAACCAATTGATTGATTCTTTTTCTGCGGCAGGTGTTTATATTCCTTTTAGTACTCAAATTGATTTTAACATGGTAATAAACCAGGATATTTACACTATCTCTGACATTACCGATTCGGATATAAACAGGGATAGGCTATCTGAAATTACGTATGCTTCATTCTTATTATCAGGACAAATGCCTACGCCGATAAGGGTCATTGATGATGCCAGTTATTTTAATGATTTAAGATTAAATAGCATGGCAACCATGCCTGCCTATGTTTTTCTTGATAACAATCCCTTGGAAAGTCGAATTATTTTTTATCCTAAGCCAGACCAGGCTTATCCAATCACATTAATAACGAAGAGCTTTTTAAATAAATTGGGGCTATTCAACATAATTACTCAAGTGCCTATTTCTTTCCATCGTTTCTTCAGAATGCACCTCGTGAGGGAATTTGTAGATTTTTATCCTTCTGTCAAATGGACGCAGAAGATGGAGGATGATTATAAGGATGCAAGAAGCTTAATCATTGGCGTTGATGTCAATATGACATTAGAGCCATCTACTATATTAGAGAAAAATGCACCTTTAATTTACCCTGCCATATTGAGCTCGACATGAGAAGGGACTTTAATATTGTTGGAAGTTTCGGCGCAGAAAGGATTACAAACATAAATCCAGAGCGCACTATTAATCTATTTGAATTTTTAGTGCCGCAGGGA